AAAGGAAGACGCAACTAAGGCCAATATCCGATCGGCCTTTAAGAAATTTGCCAAGAGTAAGAAACAGAACAAAGTTTTAATGACTAAATTCGGTAAGGCAGTAGCGTGATAATTATAAAAGGTTATAACGATATAACAAAACAATATAAAAAAAGTCGACTTTTTTTCACAAAATGGTTGACAAAGATACGAATGTGTAGTATAATGGACCTATATTAAATGATAAGAGATTAAATTATGAGTGAAGTGAAAATATCAACACAAAACATTGTCAAGAAGTTAATGACTATGTATCCAGATCAAACAGAGTTTCGCAAAAATATCATTGTAGATGTTGCGAAATCCTTAGGATACCGAAGTTCAGATTTTTGGCCCTTAATGACTAAGGAAGCTCGAGTAAAAATTGGAACCTATGATTTAAAACCAGTTATTACAGAACTTCAACCCACTATTACTGATGTGGTAGATGTATCACAACCTGCAGTAGCTAGTATGACACAATCGATCGTAAATGAGGAAAAATCATTTGCTAAACCCGACCCGACATTTGTTCCATGGGGTGCATTCGGAGATATTGTTAAGATACTCAAATCCGAAATGTTTTACCCAGTATATATAAGTGGACTGTCCGGTAATGGTAAGACCTTCATGGTTGAACAAGCCGCGGCCAAACTTAATAGAGAATTTGTACGGGTTCAAATTAACCCAGAAACAGACGAGGATGATTTACTTGGTGGATTTAGACTTATTAATGGTGAGACTGTCTTTTCAAAAGGACCGGTACTTAAGGCTATGGAAAATGGTGCAGTTTTACTTCTCGATGAAATTGATAGAGCTACGAATAAAATTATGTGCTTACAAGGTATCCTTGAAGGAAAACCTGTACTCGTTAAGAAAACGGGTGAAACGATTAGTCCGGCGGCTGGATTCAATATTATAGCTACGGCGAACACTAAGGGTAAGGGATCAGAAGATGGTCGATTTACTGCTGCAACAATTATTGATGATGCATTCTTGGAACGGTTTACAGTAGCAGTAGATCAACAGTTTCCCTCACAAGCGATTGAAAAGAAAATCGTGTTAAAACACATGCAAAAGTTTGAAGTCGTTGACGAACCCTTTGCAGAAAATCTTGTGGCCTGGGCCGATATTATTCGAAAGACCTTTTATGATGAGGGTGTGGATGAAGTTATTTCGACCCGTCGTTTGTGTCACATTGTTCAAACCCATTCTATCTTTAAAAACATAATGAAGTCAATCGAATTGTGTATTGCTCGATTTGATGATGATACTAAACTCGCTTTTCTTGATCTTTATACTAAGGTGGATGCTAACACCATTGAGCCGGAGGCGGAGAATCTAGAAGATTCTCCATTCCCAGATAATATAGCTGATCGAATATAAAGAACGAAAGCGCGAAGAAAAGACATAAAATGAATATAACCGTAACAAATCGTAACTTTTTACATTTATATGTACATAAAAGTGTATAATGTTTACATTTATATGTACATAAAAGTGTATAAGTGAGGAGTTAGTATGACAAGAATCGAATTAATTAGACAAGCTGCCTTAAAAGTTAAGGCAGAAAAGCTTGCCACAACTGTTGAGGAATTAGAATTCCAAGAATCAATAGTCAAATTAGACAAGCGTAAAGCAGAGATTAAAGCTGCTGAAAAGGCTCGTAAAAAAGAAGAGCGATCGATCGCTGTAGACCTAAGAAAGGTCATCCGGTATGTTAAGTCCGGTAATCTAGACTGTAACCGACCAGAAAACATGTATTATTCTGATAAAGATATTGCTAAGTTTCTAGAAGATAGTTCAATAATGGACGCATATAACGCAAACAAATTTGCAGATGGAGATTATTATGTCAAATAATATATACAATACTGAAGAAGAGCTCTTAATCGAAATAGATAGATTAGATAATAAGTCCTTTGATATGGAATGTGTTATAAGAGATGTTAATTCTGAAACTAAGGCAATCAAATATGATGATATTCCTATGAATATCTATATAAAGATACAATCATTAGCTAAAGATCATGGTATTGATGAGAACGAACTTGCATGGAAAATGGATGAAGTTCTTGATGCCATTAACAATCTTGAATCCGCTATTTATGATTTAGTTGTACCTTTCGAAGATAAGAAAAGAGATATTGATAACAAGAAAGACGACCTCGAATATGAGTTGGAGGATGTAGCATAATGGCATTATTTAAACCAAAGAAAGAATATAAAATGAAGGGTGGTATACAAAAGATATATCAATTTGAAAATGGGATGGGAGCATCAGTGGTTCGCCACAATGGTTCATATGGTGGTGATAGAGGTTTGTGGGAACTCGCAGTACTCGATCAAGCAGGAGATCTAGATTATAGTACTCCAATAACAAACGATGTTTTAGGACATCAAGACGATGAAGATATTCAAAACGTTTTAATGGAGATAAGTAAACTTTGATGAATAAGAAACCACAACTGAAGAAACAACATTCTAATCCAGATTACAAATTTAACGAGGGGGCTCTTATTGAAGAGCTCCAAAAACTGAGGACACAACATTTTAATCCAGATTACAAATTTAACGAGGGGGCTCTTATTGAAGAGTTCCAAACGTATATTGATTCTACATACTGTGCTCACTACGGACAAGGGGGATTACAATCTTCTGAAGTCATAGTAGACAGGGGCCATGGGATGGGATTCTTTCTAGGTAACGTAGACAAATATGTGGCCAGATATGGAAAGAAAGGTAGCACCCCTGCGGAATACCGAAAGGATCTCCAAAAGGTGCTACATTACGGATTACTTGCGTTGTATGAACATGATCGCAAGTACAAAAATAACAACTTATAGTATCAATAAAAAATTGAAAAAAACACTTTACTTTTACCCGAGAATGTGATATAATATTATATATAATTTACAGGAGAAATTATGATTATTTCAGACGATACCCTCAAGGTATTGCAAAATTTCGCTAGTGTTAATCCTAACCTAGTACTAAAACCAGGCCAAAAGGTGAAAACAATTTCAGAGGCTAAAAACATCCTGGCCATTGCTGAAATCACCGAGGACTTTCCAACGGAATTCGGAGTCTATGACTTAAACGAATTTCTATCCGTTCATGGTCTAATTGAGAATGCTGCACTGTCCTTTGATGATAAATCACTTACTATGGCTAGCGGTGATCAAAAAATCAAATACTATTTTGCCGAGACTGACATTTTAACACAACCAACCAAAGACATTACAATGCCTAACGCAGAAGTTGGTATTAATCTCACAGAACAAGTACTTGATCAAATCCAGAAGGCAGCGTCTGTATTAGGTCATATGGAATTATCACTTAGTGGTACCAATGGACTTATAACAGCAAGTGTCTTAGATATTAAAGACGCTACTGCTAATACCTTTGATATTGTGGTTGATAAAGACAATTCATGTAAAGAACAATTCAATTTTGTGGTTAATATCCCAAACTTGAAACTACTATCCGGTGACTATTTTGTGTCAATCAGTTCTAAATTGATATCAAATTGGCAAAATACCAACTATCCGGTAGAATATTTTATAGCTTTAGAAAGAACTAGTAGTTATGGTGTATAAGTATAAGTATACAGAAAGAATCTCCCATTATAATGATGGGGATAATATGGAGTTTGCCGAATGGTCGGGATCTCTTAATTTAGTCTACTTTGCAAAGGAGAAGAAAGATGGCTGATGAAGTAAATGCAGTTGAAACTGCACAGAACGAGGCACCGCAACTGTCTCTACAAGATATCGCAACTATGGTACAAATTATTGATGTTTGTAGCAAGCGCGGTGGATTTGAAGGCCCAGAGCTAGAAGCTGTGGGTGGTTTGCGAAATCGAGTGGTAGCATTCTTGAATGCTGTTGCTCCAAAAGATGGTGATGCCCCTGAGGGTGACTTGCCAGCCGAAGAGGACCCAGCTGAATCAGCTGAATCAGCTGAGTCCTAATCAAACGGGGGCCCGAGGGCCCCCATTTTATTAAGGAATTATATTATGGATCGCAATGAATCCTCACGCCTAATCGAGGCACTCAAAAACGGTACTGTTACAGTAACATTTAAGAAAATCATTACAGATGAAGTGCGGGTAATGCCGTGCACACTCAACCCAGTAGTCCTAGAAGCATACGATATTAAGTCAGAAATTAAGGATGTAAATCCAGAGACTGATCATCTTGCTGTGTGGGCATTAGACAAGGAGGCTTGGAGGTCGTTTCGACTTTCTACAGTTGTTGGCTGGGAGGTATTATAATGGATGATTTCCTGTGGGTGGAAAAGTACCGCCCGCAGAAAATTAGCGATACAATTTTACCGAAATCTATTAAGAAAACTTTTGGAGATATTGTTAAAGGGGGTGACTTACACAATATGCTTCTAACCGGTACGGCCGGAACAGGTAAAACTACTATCGCTAAAGCTCTGTGTAATGAACTCGATCTCGACTATCTGTTAATTAACGGATCAGAAGAATCAGGTATTGATACACTCCGAAATAAAATTAAGAAATTTGCCTCATCGGTCTCCTTACAGGGTGGCTATAAAGTAGTAATACTTGATGAGGCAGATTACCTTAATCCACAATCAACCCAACCTGCTCTTCGTGGATTCATTGAAGAATTTAGTGCGAACTGTAGGTTTATATTAACGTGTAATTTTAAGAATCGTATTATTGAACCACTACATAGTAGATGTTCTGTAATCGAATTTAATATGTCCAAGAAAGATTCTGGTGTGCTTTGTGCTGAAATGCTCAAACGTATTCAGTTCATTCTGGATAGTGAAGGTGTAAGATATGATGTTCCTGTAATTGCAGAACTGATTATGAAACACATGCCAGACTGGCGTCGAGTGTTGAATGAATTGCAAAGATATTCTGTATCTGGTATTATTGATACAGGTATATTGGTTACCTTATCAGAGGTATCGGTAAACGAACTAATGAAATCCCTACAGCGCAAAGACTTTAAGAAAATGCGCCAGTGGGTAGCAGATAATATTGACACAGAACCAGCGGCTGTATTCCGTAAGATATACGATAATATGTCCGAGTATGCAGAACCACAATCTATTCCTCAGTTAGTTCTCATTCTTGCAGATTATCAGTACAAAAATGCCTTTGTGGCTGACCATGAGTTGAATATCGTGGCCTGCTGCACTGAAATTATGGCTGGAGTCAAGTTTAAATGAACCCATTTGATTATGTAAACAGCATCAATATCACTAAGAAAGATATTATGCACGATGATATTTCAGAAAAGGCATACACTCCGTTTATGGTTAATAGGGCCTTATCATACTTTAATGATACTGTTCTATATGCTAACGAGATGAATGTTAACCACACTATAGATAATAAGCTTCAATATCATTTTCTTATAAATATAATTAAGAAGAAGAAAAGATTCTCAAAGTGGTTGAAGCCACAAGAGGTGGAGAATCTAGAGCTCATTAAAGAATATTATGGATATAGTAATGAAAAAGCTAAGTCCGTTTTACCATTATTTAATGATGAAAATATTGAAACATTGAAACAAAGGGTTTATAAAGGTGGACAACGCAAATATTGAAATCAAAAACTGGACACCGGCAGACATGCTGGAAATCACTCTTAACGAACCCGACGACTTTTTAAAAATACGTGAAACATTAACACGTATTGGCGTAGCATCACGTAAGGATCAAAAATTATATCAGTCTTGTCATATACTCCATAAACAAGGTAGATATTTTATTGTACATTTTAAAGAACTATTTTTGTTAGATGGAAAACCATCTAACTTAATAGAGAATGACCTAGAACGTAGGAACACAATTGTAACACTTCTAGCAGATTGGGGATTGTTAACAATTATCACCCCAGCCATGACAAAGAATCTAGCACCATTGCGACAAATAAAGGTTATTCCATTTAAAGAAAAAACGCAATGGGAACTGTGTCCTAAGTATAATATAGGTAACAGTAATAATGGAGAAAAAAATAAAAGACACTTGGAAAAGATTTCACAAATTGATGAAATCCAGCAGACTGAATAAAGTGTGCCAAAAGTGTTTAAAGTAACAACGAAAGTTGTATAAATATATGTGGTTGCCGAATATTCGGGGCCACATTTATACCTTGCTAAATAAATAGGAGGAAGCTATGGTAAGAAATACTATGAACGTGCCGCGTTCATTATTCATTGGGTTTGAGCCCATTCTAAATGAACTTGAGAGAATCCACAATGCTGGAAGATCCCAAGATAACTATCCACCCCATAATGTTGTTAAGGTCGATGATGAAAATTTTATCATTGAACTTGCAGTAGGGGGATTCTCAGAAGAGGATATCGAC